TTGGACAGATGCGAAGCCCCACGTAAAGGTAGGTGGATCTTGGACTAAAGTCAAGAAAGGCTACTCTAAAGTATCAGGCACATGGGAGAACACCTATGAATATGAGTCTGTATACACGTTCAGTTCGGGTACACATACAGACGTTGACTTGGATACAATTAGCTTAGACAAATATCATAATGTCAAGGTTGTTGTTCCTTCCGACGCTATATTGGTGGCAAGCTCCACTAGCGGTTATGCGTTGAAGACAGGAACCACTTATGTAAAGTTAACGATTGAAAACAATGGTAAGATATTAGGTCGGGGTGGTGACGGTGGTAACGCTGGTTATGGTTACTCTTATAACCAAATTGCTCAACCAACTGATGGTACGGACGGTGGTATAGCTATCCACGTTGAAACACCAGTAACCATTGACAATAATGGTACTATTAGTGGTGGTGGCGGAGGCGGCGGAGGTGGCGCTGGTGCTGTTCACGTTGGTACAGCATACAGTGGTGGCGGTGGAGGAGGCGGTGGTTATCCTCTAGGCTCTGGTGGTAACGGAGGCTCTACTACCTATAGTGGTACTAACGGTGCTGATGGCACTATATCCTCATTTGGTACTGGCGGTACTGGAGGCTTCGATGGAACAGTTGGTGGTGGCTCAGGCGGCTCTGGTGGTACTTACGGAGTATCTGGTGCTGATGGTTCACATATTGTAGGTGATCACGGTACAGACCCCCACGTACTAGAGTCGGAAGAAGGTACGGGCGGTGTTGCTGGTGCCGATTATTATAACCCAAGCTCATTCACAGTAACACAGATTTAACAGAGAGATTTTTATTATGCCAGAACCAGATATCTATTCCAATGTGACAGGCTCTAATGCAGAGTCACGACGTATTGCAGATCAGTTAGAACAACAAACAATGGGATTAGCGTATGCTCAGGCGGGTGAACAATACCCCATAACACAGAGCAGTACAGGCGCTTATTATCCAAAAGGCACCGCGCCTAACACCACAACTCCTTCTATGTTGGATTACCTTAGCATGGCTACAGGGCCTATTGGTTATGGTGTAAAACAGGTAGGCAGTGATCTTTTTAATCAATCTAAATACGGGATGAATGAAGCCGCTGCCAGTAACTATGGTGCGTTGGTAGCAGACCCTGCTAACGCTGGTCTATCCCAAGCAGAACTAGTACAAATGGCTCGACAGCAATACAAGGACAGTGCTAACGTAGGGGGTGGTCTTACTACTTCCAACGGCTCACCTGTGACTACAGGCTCAGGAGGTGCTATAAGCACTGGAGGTGCCTTAGTACCTAGCGGCCCTGCTGATTCAGGTACTTTTAAACCTGTAACCTTTAGACCTGCTACAGATACTGAAGGTACAGGTACTGAAGGTACGTCTATAGGCTCTGACCTCATGGGTAGGGCTGAAGGTATGTTAGGTGAGCCTGAGGAGTTTAATTATAACTTTGATCCTGCACAACGTTCTCAGGAACTCTTTGACCAACGTTTAGCTTTACTGCAGCCTGCTTTTGCTCAACAACGCGCTCAGTTACAAGAGGGTATGTTTGGCTCAGGTCGCCTAGGTCTACGTCTGGCAGGTGAAGGCGCTGGTGCTGGCTCAGGTATGGTACAACCAGATGTCTTTGGTCTTGGTCAGGCACAATCACAAGCTCTGGCAGACTTAGCTGCTCGGTCATCTACTGATGCCTTTGGTGAGTCCATGCAACGTGCTGGTTTAGACTTATCACAATGGGGAGCTAACCAAGGAGCACAACAGCAACTGTTTGGTAACCTTACAGGTCTTGAGGCTCTACGTCAGAACTATGAGTTGGCCTTACGTGGTGCAGACTTACAAGATAGGACATTTGAGCGTGGTGGTGAAACAGAGAGTCCTTGGTGGGACGCAGGTACTGGTCTAGCATCAGCGTTCTTAGGTACTGACGCAGGTAGTAATTGGTTATCACAAGGTTTTGGTAAGGGAGGTTGGTTCTCATAATGGCTACTCAACAAGCAGGATTATTTACTCAAGGGCCTTCAGTAGAAGACCTATTACAACAACGTAACACACGAGCTACTAACTTACAACAGCAGCTTATGGCTCAGGCTGCTCAAGGCTCACGTACACCAGCTAAGGCTCGTGCATTCAGCTTACTTGGTTCTTCCCTTGGCAGGGCCTTAAGTGGTGCTGTGGGCGGTGGTCAGGATCAACAGTTGGCAGAGATTAGGGCAACACAGGCAGCACAGAAAGCCCTGCAGCAAGAAGCCTTAGCAGTCTCCAGCGGTACTATAGCTGAGAAGAGAGCTTTTATTAATAAGATAGCACCTATCTACCCTGCGTATGCACAGGACTTAAATGAAAGGGTTAACGAACAACAAGCTGCTGAAGCTAAGAAGCTTGCTGATGAGAAGGCTTCAAAGACTGCTCTAGCCCTCGAAGCCACTAAATATGCCACAACACAAGCACAAAAGCAAGCCGCTCTAGACCTCAAAGCACAACAGAAGTTAGAGGATGACCTAACATCAAGGGCTGAGGCTGAAGCACGTATCATGGGAGAGGAAGAAGCGGCACTTGCTTCAAACATTGAAAAGGAAGCTAACAAAGAACTTGCTGATAGTATACGTAAGGACAACGGTAGACTAGCTGACCTTGTGGAAGCGGGTAACCCTGCAGCTATTTTAGCGGCTGTAAAAATGGTAGCGGATACGGATAGTGACACGGATAAGGTATTCACTAAAACCTACTGGGCGGTGGACGGTGAGGGGGAAGAAATACGAGTCGGTGAGGATAATGATGGTAACCTGTTTGAACTAACTGCTGACGGTGTGGTTCCCCTTAATAGGCCGATCCAACGTACAACTGACAAAACTGTTGTTGTTGACACGCCCTTACAGATTGCAAGAGCCTCTTATGATACTATGGCTAGTTCACAGGTGATTCAGAAAAGTGATACTATCTTCTCTAAAGTCACATTGGCCCAAGAAGCCTTAGCTAACGTAAAGAGTGGGCAGGTTAAGAGTATTCCGCTCTTAATACGAACAGCTTCAGAGATATTCAATGGCGATTCTAAGGCTGTAACAGAGATCGCTGCCCTTAAGGATGCAAACACATTCTTAGGTGGCTTAATGGACGGTCTGACAACAGGAACATTAGGTACACTTTCACCTGAAACGATCACTCAGTTAGAGAAAATTATTAAAGCAGGTGAGCGAGGGGCTACACGCAATACAGCTAGAGTAGTATCTCGTGAGTATAGGCGTACCCTTAGTTCTGTTGAAGACCCTTCTCAACTACAATCACAGTTACTTAGTTTCTTTCCTTCAGCCAGTGTAATGGGTAAAGTGAAAGACCATGAAGCTTACCCTGAGGGTTCCGTACAAGATAATGAGGAAGGCGAGGTGTTCACTGTAGTAGCTGGTCACTTCTTGAAACTATAAATACTTTAGGATATACCAATGGCTTTTGACGAGACTAAGTTAACAACACGCATTGAGCAGGATGACACAGCACCAGTACGGGTTGAAGATTCTTTCGATGAAACCGCTTTAACCACACGTAACAAACAACTAGAAGATGTAGCACCTATAGAGAAAGAAGACCCTTCGATTAGTGCCTCAGGTAAACAAGACGCCTTGCTCAACTTCATAGACTTCTTCGCTCCTGATGACCTTGTACGTGCTTTACGTACTGATGAAAGTATACTAAACACCAGCCTACCTTGGTTTCATAGCTTCAAAGATCCTAAGGCGGCTGAGCTGGATAGACAGTTCCTAGCTGAATCTGTAGGTCAGCAGTATAGACCCATCGGAGGTCTAAAGACACCCCACGCTAGGGCTGCTGCAGCTACAGTGGGCCAACTAGGTGATCCTTTGACCTACGTAGGTGCGGGTACTCTTAAAGGTGTAGTTAAGGTAGGTGTTGCCTCGCTATTCCCTTCCTACACAGCTTCTGTTGCTGGTGAACAGGCTGTAAAGACAGCACAACAGTTTGATGTGGGTGAGACAGGCCAACAAGCGATAGGCGTAGGTGTGGGTCTCCTAACAGGCACCGTGACAGGTTTAACACAAGCGCCTATTGCCTACACAGCTAAGAAAGCAGGTGGAGCCATGGCTGGCTTACGTAATCGCATAGCTAACCGTGATGAGTTTATAAAGGACGTTGTTGAGGTAGGGCATGAGAACCTCAGGGTTGATATGTTAAACTCACAGCCCGATCTTATACGTACGATAGAGAAAGCACAGCGTATGGCAGCACGTTTAGGTGTGCCTGATTTACAGATTGCTCGCTTAGCTCCACTGGTAGCTAATGATCAACTCAATAGAGATTTCGAGTCTTTTTATAGGTCAAACACAGGGTTTCGTGAGTCAGTTAACTCCGCTATTACAGAATATAATAATGTTCTTAAGTCATATACCTCTAAGTTTGGAGGTAATCCCGCAACACAAGCACGTAAGCAGGCGAAAGCAATCACTGATGAAAAAAAACGTATCGGTGCGCAGCAGAAGTTGGTTGAGGATCAACTAGAAGATCAACAATATAGTATTGAGGATCGTATAGCAGAAACATCGGATCGTCTTAATGAGAAAGGTGATTCTGTAGAGAGTGGTCGTCAAATAGAGAACCTAATAAAGGCACAGGAAGGTCTAGCTCGTAAGCAGCTATCTATGGAGTATGATAAGATATTAAAAGATGCAGAGGACGCGGGTCTGGAGTTTCCCCCTGAAGCTACTGAGATGCTATTCAATCTGAATAAAAACTTACGTTTAGATGAAATGTTTGGAGCGTCTACTCGCCTCTCTGTTTTGATTAACGACCTAAAGCCTCTTAAGAAAGATGCGCCCTTTGAGCCTTTGTCTGTACCTCAGATTGATAGTTTCAAAAGAGAAATCAACCGCCTTTTACGGGGTAATCTAGATAGCAGTCAACGCGAAACACTGAAGGATCTCAATAAAGGATTTAAACAACTGCTTGAGGAAACAGATGCTGACTTTCATAAACTGTATGGCGCTGCCGATCTAAAGTATTTAGAGAACATCGGTGTGCCTTACTCTGCTGAAGGTGTAGCGAGCATTTCACGCTCTAAGTTCAGCCAGTCCGTAGTTAAGAAAGTAATGAAACCAGAAATTGCTCAACAGCTTCTAGCTGTCGCTGGCGATGAAGGCCCTTCTATATTGCGCCATAGTATCTTGATTGGTCTTAATGATATCATGTTTAAGAACGGTATTATACAACCCAAGGCTGTAGAACGCTGGCTGGATAAAGCAGATAACCGCCTTCTTTTGGGCATGGTGGACGGGCTTGAGGATGAGGTCAGAGATACTTCTCGCTTAGTAAAAGGCATGCAAGAAGAACTGGCTGCTGTAGGTGTTGAAAGGGAGTTAGCATCTCGTCACCAAACGGACTTCCTCTTTGAGTCTTTAGGTACAAGCACTGATAAGGTTGTTGGTGAGATGCTTAATGATGCTGGTAAGCGTGAAAAACATCTGGCAGGTATAGCGGCTATGTCCTCTAATAACCAAACGGCTGTTATGGACGGGGTGCGACAGTCAATGATAAATAAGGCCATGTCACAGGCTAACCTACGGGATATAACGATACAGGAGTTCATTAATGACCCCAAACACCGTGAAGCTTATGTTAAGGTATTCGGACGTTCTTACTTTAAGGGTTTAGAGGCCCTAGCTATCATAGGTGACTCTATGGCTGAGCTGGAGTTACCACGTTTAAAACAAGCTCTTAAGGTCAGGGATAAAGAGGCAGGTAAGCAGACGGTAGGTTTTGGTCTTTCTAATGTCACAGCTATGTGGCGTAGGCCTTTTATAAGTGCGTGGCAGAAAATAACCATCCTATCATCCATGGCAGGTACGCGGCAGTTCCAGAACATTAAAGATCAACAACTAATGCGTTTTATCTTATCTAAGGACACTTTAGATGCACTAGGTAAGGCCATTGACTTTAAAGACGGAAAGGCTACCATCAATAAAGAAGGTAAAGAGTTCTTAGCTGTCTTAGCGGAAGTAAGTGGGCGCGGTGCGTACTTAGGTGCTAAGGTCACAGGCTCTAACTTACCTGTAGAAGATCAGGAGACTAGATAATGCCTTGGACACCTACTGGTTGGACAGGCCCTCGGTCTTACTTCAGTAACCCGCCAGCCTCTTCGGAGGCCTTTGGAGACCTTGAGTTCCGTAGTGACTTAGACAAACAGTTGTCTTGGAATCCATTAGCTCGTTTAGGTTATGATCCTAAGCAGGCTAAAGGTATTGGTATGCTCTCAGGAGGCAAGGAGCAAGGTGTCTATGTTCCTGAGAGTATGGATAGGCGTCAAAGGTACTCAGGTCTACTCAGTCAGGGCTTTAGTCTCGATGACTCACTCAGGGCAGATGCTGGTGACGTCATGGCCACAGGAGGTTTTGCAAGACCTGAGGTATGGAATCATGAGTTTACACATAAAGCTTTAGATAAGATTCAACAACATGCTGACTCAGACCCTGAAGCGTTTGTGGCTAAGTATGGTCAAGATGCTTATAGTGAACTTCAGACACTGAAGACTTCTAAGGCTGATAGGGAGTTCTTTACTGAGTTGATGGATGATGTTTCTAAAGGAGGTGATCATCTTCAGGAGGCATTCTTAGGGGACGCTCAGGCTTTCCAAGGTACTCCTAATGATAACACCTCTGACTTCTATCGTGAGAAGGAACAAGCTTACTCTAATATACGTAAGGCTGGTGAAGACCTCTTGGCCACAAAGGAGGAGCAATGGAAGCCGACAGGCAGGCCTAAGGAGAAAGGTTTCATTGAAAGTCTATTCTCTGATTGGATCTAAATCTTAAGCACAAAAAAGGCCCCTTGGTTCACACCTTGGGGCCTTTTGTTTGTCTGCTAAATCTCGCAAGCACCTCCAGTACAAGCCAGAGTCTGTGCTCCTTCTGTCAAGTCACTTGCTTCAACAATATCCCAGTTCACCTCAGTAGGTGTAACCTTAAGCATAGCCTCATAGGTAGCCTTATCAATCTCTTCATAAGGTGCCTGTTGATACGTGTGTTCACTGAACGGTAAGAAGCTCAACCCTGAGGCTTCATCAAAGTTGTTAAATAGCCAGTTACCAATCTCAAGGAAATCATTATCCTTATAGTAAACCGTAATGGATGGTTTATGTTCGCACCAATGACGTTGATACATATCCCAAAGGTGCAACTGTTCCATACCAGACTGCTTAGAAGCTATTGTAGAGCCCTTAGGAGCCTTTTGAGGGAAACTGAATACCTTAGTACTGCTTGAGGTCACATCGTCCTCTACAGGGACTCCTGCGGCCTCTAAGACTGTACATAGGGGATCACGACTGTCAGCACGAACCCTGCGAATATAATAGTCAGCAAACCGACCATGGATTCCACTGGCGCTGTTGACCAATTGTGAGACTGTACCTGACGGCTTAACGCACGTAATGGCTGTAGACTGATTGATACCCAATCTTTTGGCCCAGTCTTTATTAACTCTAACTGCTTCATTCTTAAGTTCCTCAAGCTCTCCAGCTAACTTTGGCCCTACTGTAGCCATTCGTTTATTATCAAGTATACCTGTAAGGCTCACACCCAACAAAGCTTCTTCTGCGGTATTATCCTGCCACTTCTTACGTAGGTAGCGGAAGTCAGTCAACGTAGCCTGTAGCGTCCCTAGGATAGATGCTAGACGTACCTTGCTCTTAAGGGTATCAAAGGTATCATCATGACGTACAACTACTTCGCTGAGATTACAAAATTGTTGTGGGCGTAAGATGATCTCCGAACACGGATTCGTCCCGAAGTCATGACCAGCATCCCTACGTCCATTCTTAGCTGCTTGGTTTTGACTAGCTACTCGACTAAAGAACCCACGCTCACCGCTTCGGGACTCATACAGGCTACTCCACTCACTCATAAAGGCTTCAAAGTCAGGCTTTTCAGTATAACAAGCTGAGTTATTAGCTAATCCCCGTTGTGGTTCAGTTTCCCACCAGTTACCATGCTTACTACGGCGAATACGATCATCCGTTAAGTTACTTAAGCTAATCAATGCTGATCTACGTACACCACCAACGACTACAATCTGTGCTATCTTACAACATAGGTCATGAGCCTCAATACTACTCAACTTACGGCCCTTAGCTCCCTTGAATAAGCTTACTGCAAACTTAAACAAATCAACTAAAGGCTCTGGGCCTGACGCACGACCACCAAAGGTATTCAAAGGCTCACCCGCTGCTCGTACCTTACTAACGTCCCACGTAGGTACTTGGCCTGAGTACAGCAGACTGATCAGCTCACGGAAGCTCTTAGCCCACCCAATCTTACTATCGGCTACGTGGATACAGGTGTCAGTAGGGTGCATATCTTCAGCAACCTCAGGCAACTTAGCTACGTACTGTCGTTCAACTGAGAAACCAGCGCCAGTACCACACATGAGAATATACATCATCTCGTCAAAGGCGCGAGGGTGATCAATAGCCATGTAGCTACAATTGAACCCTGCTACATTGTCACGGTCTAGAGCCTCACCAGCGGTCATTAATGCTCTCATAGAGGGCATCACTTCTTTGTCATAGATTGCAGTGTATAGCTCGTCATATGTACTGTCATCCAGCTTACCTTGTCCTTTAAAGTAGTCTAGGTAACGGGAAACTGTCTCGCCCCATGTCTCTCTACGTTGTTCTTGAGGCAGGTATCGAGCATAACGTGACTTGTGGATGTAATCTTCATATACGCTACTAACGTTAGTTGGTGCATTCATTACAGGTCTACTCCGTTTTCCATCTTCCAGTCTATATAAGCATCCATGAACATAAGGTCTTTCATTACAACTTCAATAGAAATCAAGGTATACATTACGTCCTGTGCCTCTTGAGCACTTAAGTACGGGTCAGCATCATGAGCCTTAAGTTCTTCTTTAAGATCATGGTGTAGTCCATCTAAGTACGTTACGGTGATCTGTTCCATTTGACAATCTTTCAATTTAAGGTTCATCATAATATGTTACTTCCTCGTTATCATTAACTAGTTTCTTAGAATGCCTGTGCATCTTGTTTCCTTTACAGTAGTCACAACTTCCGTGGTTCCTACAGTTACTTGATACTGCCTTAGCTCCTGTCTTGGCTTTTCTCTTTGTTCTGCTCATTTTCATTCTCCTACACTTTAGATCACTTTAAGGATTCACTAACGCCGCAAAAGATATGGGGAATAGCGGTCTAATCACCTTATCAACCACCTTAGCTAACTCCTGTATCTCTACCTGTGCATGAGCATCAGTACGCTGCTTGACCATACGAGCAAAGGCTGCAAGTGAGCCAGTGACGTAGTAGCTTGTGTACATCGACTGTGGTAAGACCATACGAGCTTGTTCGGGTGCTACTCCCCTCTTTAGAAGGTTGGTATAAGCGACTAAACACTCACGCATTTGGCCTTCATAATGACGTTTAATCTGTGCATTATCTTCTTCACTAACACTACTACCGCTACCCTGCTTGACGCTACCCTCTGGCCGACTACGCCACACCTCTGGCATATAGAACTCAGGCATATCATCTACATACCTACGACTCACTTCGTTACGTGTGAAGCCTACGATATGTTTAAACTCCTGTCGAGCTACAAAGATAGGCACTGTATAGCGCATGGTGATCTGAGGGTGACTGAATGGTGTCCAGTGACCATGAGATGCTAGGTACTTGATTAGTTTTGTGTCACTGTAACTAACCTCTGCGCTCTCCTTATCAAATGATACTCTCGCTGCATTCACTACAGTCAGGTCGTCACCCATATGACTTATGTATTCAGCCTTCATTTAGTCCTCCCAGACAGTACCGCGTTGATATAGTTGAATAGCTGTGTTAAGGTCACAGTCAAAACCCTCCATAATCATTTTAAAGTGGTTCATGAATAACATGAGGACTCTCCCACGCGCCTTTAAAGATATCAGTGTAAGCACTATCCGCTTTAGTGGCTCCCATTAGAGCACCTACAACCTCCCCATCAATATCATAACGTACCAACAAGGGAACACCTCGGAATCCTAGCTTAATAACCTCCTCACGATTCGCAGGTACATTAACGTTAGCCTCTTCATATTTGTAGCTACTAATACCTAGGCCTTCTAAACGTCCCTTGAGTGTGACACACGCTGGACAGTTTGAACCTGTATATAATTTAACTATCATACTTTGTAATCCTCTTGGTAAACACCTGTTCTAATCATCTCAGCTAACTCAATAGCTCTACCACCTACCTGTTTAGCCCAACGGCTATCTAAGAACTCAATAGCTGCCAGTTCATAGTTATGTGTCATTAGAGCATTCAAGGCCTTTTGAAACTTAAGGAACCGCGGTAAACCTAAGTTAAAGCATATGTCAACCAAAGCATCAAAACGGTCAGGGTTTAGGTTAGAAACCCAAGGTAAGCTCTTTAGAAGCTCATTCTCTACCCTGTCAATGTCATTATGCAGTAGGTAATCAATCTCCTTCTCAGAGAGCCCTAGGCCGTCTGCAGCGTCTATATTACGCCCTACACCTATGGTCGTCTTACCTACCGTGTCTACATACGCATGAGTCTCAACACCCTCATGCTTCTTAAGCATCTCTATTAGCTGCATTATCGGTTCCCCTCGTGTAAGTCTTCTAATTCTATAAGTAGGTCAATATAGTGTTTAGCTTTAAGTAAGTCCTCTAGGCCATTCTTGCTTCGCCAGCGGGATACATACTTAATCACGTTGGCCTCACAATAAGGTGTGTTATTGCTTACAATATACTCTATAGGTTGAATACCCAGTGTATTGTAATGCTCACCACCTACTTGTATGTCCAAGGCATTATTCGTCATCTTCAAATAGCTCCATGTTCTTCATGAATAAATCCTCAAAGCGGTCAAGTAACTGTTCACTGTCAATCTTCATAAGCTCACACAGTAAGTCAACATCAAACTCTTTGAGTACTTTCTCTTTTAATTCTTCAAAGGTGCTAGACATTTCAAATGCTCCAGTAACTTATCTACGGTACGTAAGGTGAAGTGAGCTAAACCTTCTTTCTCACACCACTGCCCTAATGTCATCTTAGAACCTTTACGTAACTTCTTAGTTGAATCAGAGAACAGGAAGATCAATGGTCGATCAATCTCGTCCCTAATAGCTTTATACTTCTGTGTATCACCAACCCTAAAGAATCCTTTACATTCTATCATGGCACCTGTACGTTCACATATGAAGTCAGGTATGTATTTCTTATTTATAATGTAAGGTATCCTGTAAGGCTCATAAAGAAAGTCTTTAGTGCCTACAGCGTCACTGAATGCACTTTCGAGCCCTGATCTGAACTTTATCTTAGCTGTCATCTTCTCACTTCACCTTGTCCCACTTGTGATGCTTCTCGTACCACTCATCGAACGTATGAAAGTAATTCACTCCATACTCATCTCTTTCGTTTTCTAACTCATTTTCTAACCACATGGCGTACTGTTGCCACATCTGAGCTTCTCTAGCAATGTCGAGAATAACCATTATGCCGCTATAAACACACGTATCATTAGTACCGTATTGCCCTCCAATGAGTTTTCTAATTTCCTTGTGCTTGTCCATGTACTCTTGCTGACCATCAGAGTGATTTTCATGCTCATCCCTATAATCTTGATCCATAGCACGTTCAATGCAATACCGAGATAGATCATCAAGCTCATTAAGTAGATTATGTACAGTAGTTTTATTCATTCTAAAGTCTCCTCAATAGTTAGTCTACGGAACCCATCCCAATCTCTACGCATGTACAACAGATTCCAACACACCTCTAGTCTGTCGTGCCAATCATCAGGGTGAGCCTTTTGCCATGCCTCCTGTACTTTAGCCAGCATATCAGCCTTAGCAACATCAGCCAGTAGCTTCTCTGCTTTCTTAGGCCCAATACCCTTAAGACCTTGTATGTTGTCCGTAGAATCACCCGTAAGCATCTGTATGCACATCCTGTACCAACCTTCCTCTGCATCAATGTAGTACAAAGTTTCTTTGGTGAAGTTGTAATGCCAGCCTTCCACCATGTCAATGTCTTTGTCTATATGTGCTATGACATAGTTTACACCAGCGTCTAAAGCCTCCTGCGCCCATATAGATACTACATCGTCTGCTTCACAGTTATCACTAGCAAAGTGCCCTAGGCTATAAGCATACTCATTCAGCTCTTTACGCCTCTCTGTCAACGCAGGATTAGGGTCTTCCTCTTGTTCTTTAACTTTACGTTGGCCTTTGTAATCCTCTGCTATAGCATAGCGGAAGTTACCTACGCCCTTTAGTGCTACCTTAGTCACTGTGCTGCAGGTGTTCCACTCAATATCCTCTATGGCTTTATCGTAGTATTCCTTGGCTGTGCTTAAGTCTATATCAGTCTTAAGTGCGATACGATATATCAAACTATCAGCATCAACAAAACAGATGTCAAATGGCTTGCCTTTATTATGTTTCATATGTTACCTCCTATACAACTTACTGCTGTCTCTAAGTCTACTTTAAACCACTCATTCTTCCTGTCTTTACTTAAGACCTCAAGTGCCTTGTGCGCCTCTACCTCTGCTGTGTGTCTGTTATCCTTAGTGACACTATGATGTAACTCATAAGCTCTAAATGGGTCACTTGTCTGGTAACTCTTAAGACGATCTGTAGCATCAACAGCTTTACCTATCTTAACCCACTCAGGCCACGCCTTGTTAGTGATAATGTACACATCACCTTTGGTTGAGGAAGCGTAATTAGTAAAGGAACTAAAGGCTGCGTCATTAAATGTCCTATAGGTTCCGGCTTTCCACATGGGATGGTTTTTAGGTACGTACTTACCATTGACAAACATACGTTGAGGGTTATTCCTAGGATTATTTCTTGCGTTATTCCTAGGATTATACTTTGCGTTACTGATTTGTTTTTTTGTTAATTCCATTGCTGCGTTCATAACTCCCCCTAATGGGTCTCAGCCCAACTATCTCCTACGTTAAAATCACCAGCTAGTGGGCATTTAAGCTTAAAGGCAAGCCCTGCGGCCTCAATACAACTGCAGGCTAACTGTCCGAAACGTTCTGCTTGATCCGCTCGTACCTCCACCTGAAATTCATCATGGATATTACCTACAAACTTATAGTCTATACCCCATAGTATAGCATATTCATCAAGAATAATCAAGGCTTGTTTCATAACTAATGCCCCTGCTGACTGTAAAAGTGTATTTAAAGCTGAGTGCTCTGATCTAACAAATACTTTTCTTTTATCCAAGCCCCTGAGGTAACCTTTTCCTGCTGCTATTGATACATTTTCCTTAAGTACCGCCAGTGCTGGTGTACCCTTAAGGAACTTAGCCTTAAGCTTCCGTCCCATGTTCCTACCGCCACCAGCAATAGAGCCTATTTTCTCGTCACCTGCGCCGTACAAATAAGCGTATATGAAAGTCTTTGCTAAATTACGATTTGCTAATCCAGCAGCCTTCTGGTTAGCCGTATGAATATCACCCTCCAGTATCTCTTTCGTGTACTCAGGATCATTCATGAAGTGGGCTAACATTCGCAATTCTAAACCAGAAGCGTCGATACCTACAAGCTTATAATCCTCTGGTACAATCCAGCAAGCCCTGCACTCAGGACCATATAGACTACTGGAGGAGGGCACCTGAGCACAATTAGGCTTACTGTGTGTCATACGTCCAGTAACCGCACCATTAGTGTTAACGTATCCGTGTACCCTCCCAGTGTCTTCGTCAACAGCCTCTAGCCAACTTCGTACCTGAGCTATACGCTTCTGTACCAGTAGGTAGGATGCTATCAGTTCAGCCTCAGGGATACCTTTAACGTCCTTGAGTACGTCCTCAGACACAATGGCCTGTCCTGTTTCTGTAAATACTTTAGGCTTCCACCCAAAGTGTTGTAGGTATCTCCCTATCTGCCTCCTAGAGCCTAGGTTGAACACTGGCCAATCAATACGACTAAAGGGGCCACCGACTGTTGTCCAGCGTTCACCTAGAAACTTTAAACCTACTACACTTATCGTACCATCTTTTTTAACTTTTGGTGTAACTTCTTTGATAAATGTTGGCAGCGGTATGAATACTTTTTGTACGTTTTCTTCAAGATCATATTGTTTTTCCTTTAGTTCTGCTACAAGGTCATGGGCCTTAGGTTCATCTAAGAGCCACCCGTTCCTGATTTGCTTTTGGATGATATGCTGTACTTTATGCTCAAGAAGTAAGCTTTCGCTTCCAAAATCAGCAAGCTCATATAGCAATCGTTCGTATACTTGTTCATTAACATCAACGTCTTGCTTACAGTATACCACCATCTCTGGAGTAAGCTGTGACCAATCCGAATAAGTACCTTTTGCATTCCCTAATACTCCTCCCCAGTAATCTAGGCTGTGTGCTTCTCTTTGTGGGTTGGCTAATCTGGATAGTACCAGAGTATCTGTGACCTTACAATGGTCAAACGTAGTACCCAGTAGCCTCTCACACACTGGTATATCATAACCAATGATGTTGTGCCCTATCACCTCCTCAGCTTTGCTTATGTATTCATTAAAAGTATCAAATGGTTTATAAAAAGTCTTGACTTCTTGAGTATCAATATCCTTAGTAACGATAACCCAAACTACTGTAGGCTTAAGGCCGTCTGTTTCTATGTCGAATATCAATCTCATGTTACTTGCTCCTATTATCTATAAAATATATGTGTACCTATCTGTACCGTGGTCGTCATATGGTCTGCCCAATATGGGTGTACATATGACGCATGGTAATGTGTGGCACCTTCTGTAATGTCTATTACCGTAGAGGCTAATATGTACTGGGCCAGTATGGTAGCCTCCAGCATAGCCTTACCATTTTGTGGGTTGTCAGGTTTACCGTCACAGTACCAACTATATTGACATTGGTTACGTATGGGGTTTACCTGATCCCACCCTCGGTACTTGGCCTGATGTACTACCTCACAAACTGTATTGGGATACCTCTTGTCCCTCACACGATTAATAACGCTCTGCCCTACTGCGTACTGGCCTGCTAAAGGCTCACCTCTGGCCTCGTGGTAGAGGTTCATAGCCATGCATAAGACCGCTGCACTTATCATCCCTTAGCTACCTCCCATGAAGTATATAATTATTATAGCACTTAAACCTACTGTTAGCAACTCTTCTGCATACATATTTAAAAGTCCTCTATATCATTAGCCTTCTTAATTTCAGGTGCCTGAGTAGCTACTAAACGGCTGGTGTTGTTCTCATAATAGAGCCAGCCAGCTACCCCTGTACGTCCTGTACGTCTACACTTAACTAGTTGCACCTGAGTACAGTTACGTGCGTAATCATCATCAGACATCTTATCACGACTCAGTAGGATAGTGTTGAAGGCTATTTGGTTGATTGAACCTGAGCCTTTCAAATCATACTCACCTACGTCATGTGCATTCTTAGCATTAGGCTTACGCATATGACTAACAATGATAATACTTACTCCAGTATTCTTTGCAAGCTTTAGACATTTATCCATGAACCCATCAATGACACCATTGTCATTAGAAGTCACGGCTGCCTGTAGCGGATCTAAGATAATTATATCACAGTCTAAACCTTTAACCAAGTACTGCATCTTAGCGAATAGTTCATCAGCTTCTAGAGCGCCTTGGTGATCCAGTATATGTAGTTTATCACTCTGGGCCAGCTCGTTGTACTTCTCATGGTACAGATTGTAATCCCTGTCCTTCTGTTCTATGTCGCTTATATTGGTTCCCATATAGACAGATAGAAGCTTCTCCACTGTCTCACCTACGTCAGCCTCTAGGAACACACAACCAATCTTTTTAGAACTTTCAACGTACATACCGTGTACTAGGTTGTACACCATAGTAGACTTACCAATACTTGTCAAGGCACCAATGACTGTTACTTCACCTGCTGCAATACCCCCATTCATCATGGCATTTAGTGAACCAAAGCTAGCAGGTAGCGGTGTTACCTCTTCTGTACCACGCTTTAGAAACTTATCCCATACTGATTCATCACCTAAACTTACCACACCCTCAGGTTTGAATGCCTTAGCATCCCACCAGCATCGGGTAAACTCCCGTACCTTATTGGCCTTGAGCATATCACCAGCGTCTTTTAGAGGCAGGGTACATACCTTAGCCTTACGAGGGCTAAAGAGCGGTAGAACAGCTTCTGAGGCCTTTATACCTGCCTCGTCTGAATCAAAACATATGATAACATTATCAAAAGTCTCTAGGTATTCTAGCGAGGCTTTAATGTCCTTGGCTGCTGCCGCTGCTCCTGACCTGATAGACACTGCTGGCCATTTACCGTCAAACATCTCGTTAACAGCCATGGCGTCTATCTCGCCTTCTGTTATGGTTATGTATTTACCTCCCTCCGCAAATATCTGTTGACCAAATAGACCTGCTTGTGTTAGGTCTCCCGTACTGTAGAATTGTTTATCTTTGACACCTCGCACCTTAGTACCTACGACTTTAGTTCTATCCGTTAGACTATGGTATGGATAGTGGTGTTTATTAATCACCCCTGAGGCGTCATGTTCTACTGTGACGCCATATCGTTTACATACGTCCATGGATATACGTCTATCCTGTAGGGCTGCTATTGTGCCTGTCATTTCCAGTGGCCTCGCTCTTATGTTGGTTGCTGTTGCTGTTGTACCATCACCGTGTATATAGTGCTGGCATTTGAAACATACTGCATGGTTATCTGAATACCTCGCTAAGGCATCACTGGAGCCGCACGAGGGGCATGGTTCATGCTTAACAAATGTACTTTCTACTTGTATCATGCTCTGTGAGCTCCTGTGGTGCGTTCTAAGGGGTTTTAAGGGCCTACCCATAGTAAGCCCTAGGGTTAGCCTCTAAAAGTCGTCATCAGACTGATTAGCTAGTTCAAGTACTCGGATCTTATCCAGATAAGGCGTAATACCATGCACTGGATGTGGTTGACCTGTTGAGTACTGAATACGGATCAAAGAACCTCGAGTAAGTCGTGCCGTTTCAGGTTCACCGTCTAAGTCTACTACATCGACTGAAAACTTACTGGCAAACTTACGTTGCTTATTGCCTTCGTACTCCCTTAAATTGACGCCTTGTTCTTCTAGCTTGGACGCCTCCGCATCGTCTAGTGTGACAACCACCGAGTATTTACCCGTTGACTGACCTTGATAAATCTCGTACTCTTCTAGATTGACAAAAGCGACTTTACCTGTAATTACTGACATAAAATTATCCTTAGCCTTAAGCGGCTATAGTGGGTTTTAGTTCTAAAGGCCCTTATGGCCCTTAGTTGTACTTAAGACACTTTAGTAGTTACTTTTAGTTATAAACTAAGAATATACTAAAAGTGTCTTGGTTACCTTAGTATTATACCAAGGTTGCTTAATTGTGTCAAGCGTTATTTGCTATCATTTCATATTTATAGTCTTCTACCTCACCTTCTAGTTTTTTCTCTAGCCACCTAGGTAGCCTCTCGTAGTGCTTAAGGCCGCTCTCGGCCTCGTTGATATAGTAACAATAATAGTCGTTAATAACCACCTCTGCATCTTGGTCGATATAGTAGTCAACCTCAAAGTTAATTAGCATCTCTTCTAAAGTGCCTACGTCTATCTCTAGGTCAAAAGTTGCTTGTGCCATAATTAATACCCTCTTCTAAGTCAAAATCACCTGCATCAATAACGATATTATATGCTGCTTCATTACTGATTGTCAAGCACTTACCACACAAATCTAAAAATTCTTCAGTTTCCTTTTCTTTCCGTGACAATTCATAGTCATTCAAAATCATATTACACGCTTTGCATCTCATTGTATACCGCCTTATTTAGTTAATAATGTTAATAATACTGCCACACCTGCGGCTGTTGCAGCTACTAGGCTCATGATTACCGCTGTGTAAACAACAGCTAAGCCTATTAGGTAAACTATATCATATAAATAGCTCATAATGCAAACCCGCTCCATTCTTCATATGTATAATAATCTAAAGGGTAGCCATATGCTAGGCCTCTGGACACAATAGGCGTATACGTGTGTATAATGTCGCCCATGACGTCTTCATTCCCTGCCAGTACCTTACCCTTAGTTACTAAATCACCCAATAGGGGAGCTAATATACGCCTTGGCGTGCCTGTTACCTTGGCAAGGCTGCCCAGTGTGATGTATGGTTCACTATAGTTCAAATCTAACAGCACGTTATATAGTGCCTTTTCTGCTTCTGTGTAATTGTTCATTATTTTACCCTCTAGTCTTGTGATTAAATTGTTTACCTAGGTCCATAGCGTACCCTAGCAGATCTTCCTGTACGCCCATGTTTTCGGCTGCATAGGCCAGTGTCAGGTAGTCGTTGAAGAAATCAAGATATAATTCCTCAAGCACTAGTATACTGGTATTGTCTCGCTTTAGCAAGTGGTTCATGCATAGGTTTTTTAGTTTAGTATTAGTTAACATTATTATCACCTCCAAAAGTTTTCTCTAGTGCCTTGTTCATTTCTGTTATTTCGTCCGTAGTTATTAACTTATAAAGCCAATGACTAAACCATACCACGTATAGAATGACTATGGCAAGTAAAGCATATCCGTATATATTCATTATGCTACGCCTCTCTCATCTGTTGTTGTGTGGGTGTAGTGTCTTGCTGTACTTCCCATAGCCTTGTTAGTTGGTCAGTTATAGGACCATAATTTAAAGGCACTATGCCCCTGTTATCTCTATAATGCCTGAGCCACATAGGTTTAGGCATATAACTTAAGTCTACCCTAAAATACAATTCACCGGTGTCTAGCTTTAATATATGGCCTGTGAAAGCATCTGCACATTTAATGTTACCCATCTTATGCTACCTCTTTTTAGC